TCGATCCTAGTCTGTATTCTTTCGACGTTACTTTCTACTTGTGACATACTCATATTATTTTTTGAAGGGACGGAGTTGGCTCTGCTCAAGTGCGTAACCTTTTCCGTAACCCAGATCCTTTATGTTTTTCTTGTTTATTAGTTCCTTCTTCCAGCACCAGCCAACCATCTTTACAGTCCAACGATCCGGCGTGATGCACATGATATACATATCCACATCGGGGTTGTCCTTGAGGGTTGCTAGTAGCTTTCCGAGGGCGTGGTGAGTGCTTTTGACATCGTAGGAGTAACCGTTCATTACCCCATCGGCTGACCCAGCACGAGGGCTGAGGCCTAGATCAAAAAATACATTGAAATGTTTGGCTACCGCATACTCAGCGGTGACTCCTTGGGCATCTATATCAAGCCCAGCCATGTCGGTTCGCTTCATGTCCTTGACATTGTTGCCTCTGGACAGCACGGATCGCAGGTGTCCTACATGCTGGCACATCATGACTTCGTCGTCAGTTAAATTAATCTCAATCATTTCGTGATCCCATTTGAGTACATGCATTTGCCTGTCTTTTTTCTTTCTGAATTAGCCAAGGCCCTCCATGCTACTGCGTCCCAATCTTCATCGATTATGTGTCGAATAAGTGCGTCCAGTTCGTCAGCGGACTTGTCCATATCCCAGTGAAGGGGCTTGTCGGGATGATGCTGTTGGTTACCCAGGTAGCTGAGATGAGACACAGCGGCGAGCGCGTGAGGAAAATATTTAATAAGGCCAGAATACATTGGGTATTTCTTGCGTTCTTTTGCGTCAGTTGGTAGTGCGTTGTTCATAATTATTGTTTTACTTCAGGTTCCATTCTTAACATCCAGTAAAGGTTAGCCGCGGCTTTGGCTACACGGATACCCCACTGGCTCTCTTCGTCCGTCCACTCGTAGTGCATATGCTCTGCCGTCTCGCAGTCCACGATGACGGATCTAATCTTGGGAAGGTAAGGTAACTTCTGTAGGTGCATCAGCATGAATGCTTCAATGGCTAGCTGACAGCAGTCCTTCTGGTATCGTTTGGCTTTACCCTTAGTATTTACACGGCACTTGTAGTCCGCGAGAAATATTCTGGAGTCCTTAATACCTACGAAGTCAACGGAGCCAGCAATCTTAATGCCGCCGTGACTGACCAGCTTTTCACAACTCAAGGCTTGGACATTGTTGTCATCAATCCAGTCCAGAAATGGTAAGGCCCACTTGTCCCAGCATGATTTACCTGGGTGTTCGTCAATGCCTAGCACATGGTGGTTTATCATACGCTCGATAGTTCCGTGAACCGATGTGCCGAACTCATGCGATGGTATCAACTCACCATCTTTTGGGTGCGGTCTAGTTCCGTAGACCATCTCTGCAAGATTGGCCCAAGGCAAGTCCGGATGCTCTCTGGCTAAGTCCGTCATCATCCTTGGCTTGTAGACTTCATCAAGGAACGAGTCCTTGACTATGCCTAGCACGGTCGTGACTGACGGATAAATGTCGGCGCCAGCTTTACGAGCTTGTGCAGGAGTCCCCACCTTCGCCTCAAACTGAGGCTCCGATGGGTTCTTGCAGTTATAGAAGTGACTCATATTTCCTCTTGATCGAGGATGAAGTTAAGTGCGTCACGAAGAGCATCGAGGTCTGAGCATTCAGCCTTGACATAATCAATTGTGCATAGTTCTTGATCGCCCTCAGAGTTCACAATCACTATACTCTTACTCTTTGGATCTATTATATTGTCTACATACAAAGCCCGTAGATGTCTTTGCGCCATCAAAGCAAGTAGCTCCGTGTCACTGCGAGGCTCTAGCTCGGTCTGGATAGGCATAATATACCGATCCCCAGCTTCAAGTTGTCCGATGCGAGCATCAGAGAATCTGCCACGGAGTCCCATGGCTGATACGATTTCATCATGAGGCAAGCCTATGGCTGGCCCGTCTGGATACGTGTGTATTTTTACTTTCATATGTTTAGTTGGTTATGGTGAAAGTTCAGAATAATTACTAGGATGCAACCTTTTTCTGTCGCTCAATCCTTTCGCAAATGGCTCGATGCAACCAGTCGGAGATAGTTTGGTTCTGTATGCGGCTATCTAAATATTTCATTTGTTCCTCACTCACTCGCACCATGAACGTCTTGCATGGGAGCGCATCCTTAACTTTACTCACTGGCTCCCAACCCTCAATAACTTCTAGGATTGCACTAATTACTTGGGATCGATCAATCTGAAACCACTCTCCGCGAACCTTGAAGTTTGCTAATTTTTGATGAATGGCGTATTCAACCTGACCCGTTGTAGCATTTAACTGTTGTTCATCAACGACGGCTTCAAACATAATGCTCATTTGAATAGGGTTTGCCGCCTGTAAGGATTTCATTCGTTCCTTTACTGGCCTGTAAGTCATGCCCACCTTAACGTAAGGTCCGCAGGCAATGGCGTATATTTTCCCGAATTTATATTGGTCACATCTCATGTTTTTTATTTGGTTCGTTTTATGTAGGCATAGCTTCACTTAAAAACTATGCAGGAAAATTCTAGTAACAAGTTGGATCATTCTAGTAACATGGTGGAGTATACGATTAACATAACTTACACCTAATTCCATATAAGGATACCCTAGCTTTTATGTCAAGTAGAAGTTTGGTAAGTGATTCAAGTTCAAAGATATTTAATTATCTTACACGCTTGTCAGTATGCGGTAAATTCAATCTTCCTTTAGCCGCGTAGTATTGATTCATGCTAATAGTGCTATCCTTTACAAGGTCCTTGAGAAGTCCGTGACCCATGAGGACTAACTTGTTTATCCTTCTGGCTTCATCGTTTATTCTCTTGGTGTCTTTATCCTTCTTTGCCTTTAGCATTTTGGTGCTGTAAATGCCGCGCCTAACCGCCAAGTGGCGCAGTGCCTCTGGTCTACCCTCCCACGGAGTTCCTAAGGCTGCGTTGCCCCAACTCATTTTTTCATCCTCGATTCGTTTGATTACTAGCGATAGCCAGTTAGCCTCAGCCTCTGGATCGACGCAGATTTTTTGCCTGCTCGGTCTACGTTCTACGCCATCGGTAATGTCCGCAGTCTTGAGGAGTTCGTGATATTTTTCTGTCATGGACTGGCAAAAAGCCAGGGTGGATCGTGCTGATTCGGAATACATATTTAGTTGTTGTTAGTTGTGATTAAATGGTGGAGGTGGGAGGATTTGAACCCCCGTCCTTAGTTCTAGACCAAGTCGATCGCCTTACACCCCCTGTTAGTTGTTTTGCTGCGCGGCATCGCCCGGCAGTCTCGTTTGAATGCTACGGAAAAACGTAGCCTTGTCTACCAAAAAAGCCCGCACCGGGTAAGGGTGCGAGCTTAGTAGATTTAACCTAGTGCCTCTTCTTTAGTCCAAAGTGCGGACTCAAAGCCTTCGGTTGGCCGTCCCGCCCTATGCCATAGTGAAAGGGCGAGATCGTATCGATTGACCGCGAGGTATCGGGTTGCCTCAAAGACCTCGTTGGCTTGTTCAAACATCCAATCATTTAAGTCCGCGTAATCAGGGTGCGGCCACGGGACTTGGTCGGCTGGTAGTAGTTCGCTTGGCTCTAGAGTTTCCAGGCTTTGGTTTGAGCCAACAGAGAAAGGCACGGTGTCTCCGTATGGATCTCCGTCGTAGTTCTCTGGTAGTTCGACTACTTCAGTGTCCGCTAAAGTATCGAGCGCGTATGTTTTTAGTAATGCTTTCATAGTATCGTTTATGTTTGTTGGTTATAGGTAGTGTGATATGATTGTGACAGCTAGCAGTATCCCGCCAACGATCAAACTCCAGATGACAATATAAGCACTTTCCTCTTGCTTATCTGTTTTGACTAGCCTGTTTTGTTTTTTCATTTTATTACTTTCTATTTTATTTGTTTATGTCGCTACTGTCTAAAATCTGCCAGTATTCTTCGTAGCCGTAAACTCTCTCGCCTACCTCTACCTCGACGGGGTAAGCGTCAAAGTGTTTTTTATGGTCGCGAACAAAGTCGGCAATATCTTTTGAGATGTCTTGTGTTTTCATAGTATCGTTTATGGTTGTATCGTTTATGTTATTGGTTCGCCGGGGATTTCCGGCACCCAAAAAGCCCGCATCCCTAAGAATGCGAGCTTGTTTGATTTAAGCGATTGCTTTGCAACGCTTGTCGTAGTAAGGCGATTCATGCTCCCAACCGAATCCCCTACCGTAAGCGTTATTTTCGTCGGAACAGTAGTCTTCAATGCTTTCCCAAGCATCAAAGCTATGCTCGCAGACATTTATTTCGGTGTGCATGGCAAGGATATGTCCGCTATGTAAGCGAAACAATAGGTGATAGCACCCGCCTCCAGAGCTGAACCAATCCGCTTCTACAATGTTGCTTTCGTAGCGTTTGAACATATCGCTGCAAAAGCTTTGAAACTTTGGATTAGGTATCCATACCACGCTATCAAAGAATGATTCTAAGGTTTGCCTGGCATCGTTTGTATCTGTTTTTGTTTTCATAGTATCGTTTTTATTAGTTGGTTTAACGGAACATCCGTTACCCAAAAAGCCCCGCCCTTGTGAGGCGAGGCTGAGAGGTTTATGCGGTTTGCTTTTTTGCTTCTAGGGTTTCAACTACCTTAGAGACAAAGGGCTTTAGTTGCTCGTTGAGTTCGTCGCGAGCAATGGCATCCACTATAGAATGACTTAACCTTGTCATAAGGACATCTACGCCAACTTGGCATAAATCTACCAACTTGCCGTCTTCGACTAGTTCTGTTGCATCCCAGTAATATTGTCTTTCATCTTCAGTCCAAGCGAACCTTGCGAGATTAACAATATTCCAAGCATCGCGGTAATACATACTGAGATTTTCAGCAATGTAATTTTGCGTTTCATATAACCAGTCTTCAAACATATTGAGCCAATCGGTATCGTTATGTTCAAGGTAGTAAGATATAACCTTTTTTTGAAGTTCTGTCTCTTCGTCTTTGATTGCATCTTGGACGCGGTCGCGGACGTGGAATTTTATGTCTTCAAATGTTTCTAGTTTCATGATATTTATATTTTTGTATTAGTTGGTTATAAGCGGAATGCTTACACCCAAAAAGCCCCTTAGCGAATAGCTAAGAGGCTGAGTAGTTTTCCTATTGGAAGTAAAGCGGTCTTGCCCACTTTTGAAGTTCCTGCAGTGTTTTGAACTCTCCGTCATCCACCGTTATACAACAGTAATACGGATACTCGCGTTCGTCGGTATAGAATAAGTAATGCCAACCCGTGGCTTTGCACTTGTAGACTTCTGCCTTTGTGGCTTCTAAAAAGGTTTGGTCGTAAGTATTGCACTCACTCGGGTCAACCTTTTCGGATTCTGCAAAAAGCAACTTAGCTTGCTCAGCTTCCCCCTCCGACTGTATGTCATCAAGAAGTTCAGCTTTTTTTCTTAAATTTTCAGCAAGCCTAAACTTCGCTTCGTTTTCTTTGTCCCTCCAATAGTTAATCTTGCGATTCAATTCAACTAAATCGCTCTGCAACTTGGACTCACCTTTGCTGTGTATCAGTGTTTCGTTTTTCATAGTTTTGATTTTTGTATTTTTGGCTCTCCCTATTTTATGGACGGCTTGAGACTCCCACAGAGTGTGGCTAGGTTACCAACTATGTCCCCCTTTGCTAGGTCGTCATACATCCCTGCTTTACCAACAGAGAGAAGCTAGCGGTAGGACTGTCAAAGAACGGAACTGCACCCCCAATATGCACAGTTTCCAACCCCGTGCAAGCTTTTTTTTCAAGATAGTTAATTGCCCTTGTGGACTCCGTTTCCGTGACTCCGTGGCATCCCCCTTCTTAGCCCCTTTATACGTAGCCTGCATGGATTGAATGAGTGGAATGAGTGGAATGAATCCTTTCCGCTTCTGATAAATAAATAATTCCTTCACATGGTGCTGGCCTTCACCCTGGTAACTCGAGTTTCATAAATCATTGATAGCCAACGTAAAACAAGATCAGCAAGCCCGGTAAAACTGCAACGGGGGAGGAGGGGGTCAGCATCGAGCGCGACTAGAATCGTATATATCATCAGACGCCCCTCTAAAAAATACAAGCCTCATGGGGCTTACTATCCGCGGACTCCCCTTGTGCTACTCAGTAGGGTTACTGCTCTAATCATCCTTTGTTCTAGCGGAGAATCCGGATTCTATGTAGCCGAAAAATACGTGTCAAGCAAAAAATGCAATTATTTTTGATCCAGATGGAAGTAATCCTTGACATATGTGTAAGTGCTTGTCATCAAGGACATAATGAGTGCAATCAATCCTAGTCCTGAAGAGATGCGACTGGACCTAATGGCCAGCATATCTGAGAGTATTCAGGAAGTTAGCAAGGAGAAGGAGGCTATGAAGGTCAATAGCCTAAGCCGTGCTAACCCAGGGAAGGTGGCTGAGATACTTTATCACTACGCCATGGGCGAGACCCAGACCAAGATGGTGAAGAAGTATAAGTTCAATCGAGATACTGTGATCTCAGTTCTAACTGATTATGCGGACCACATAGGGAAGTTCCGAGAGGTAACTGGCCGACTAGCGGCCAGGAACTACTTGAATTTGTCCTCACTGGAAGAGGACCTCATTGAGAAAGTCCGTGGTAGGTTAGAGGGTGATCCGGACTTCGAGGTATCATTCCGTGACCTAAAGGAGCTATCCATAGCTAAGGCGAATGCAGGTAGGGAGGCTTTGACGGCTAGAGGTGAAGCGACACAGATTACGGAAGACCGGAAGGTCTTTACACAGGATGACTACGAGGCTACCATCAAGGCAGCGAGGGCTAGGATACAAGAAGCCAAAACTATAGAGGCAGAGGTGCAGGATGCCTAAGTCAATCATGGATTCTAGCTACGATCCGATCTATGATCAGGTTCGGGGAATACTAGGAGAGCATTTTGAGAACTACTGCTTCATAGTCATGAACGAGCAGGGTGAACTATTTTATGATTACAATCACCTGCCAGCAGGGAGGATGCTAGTGCATGAAATGCAGAAAGAGATTACTGACGGTGACATAAACTTTGAGTGGGAGTTCGAGAATGACCCAGAGGATCTAGAGGAAGACGAATGACCATTGAGTTCACAAATCACCCAGTCCTAGAGGCTCCTACGGATGAAGAGATAGTTATCCTCGGTGAAGCAGATCCCAAGCTATTGGTTCAGCTACACGAGGCTCATGAAGGTAGGATTCAGTCAGCAAGGGAGGATCCACTGCGTCACGGATTTGAGCTAACAGGTTGGAGCCGGATGCGAGATGCTTTGAAGGACTACGACGAGGTCATTACCTTTGGCGGAAACCGAAGCGGCAAGACAACGGGATGCGCTAAGATGGTTATGGAAGCCGTGACCGAAAACATGGACGGCCACGTTGTATGCTTTAGTCAGAATGCGGACACATCCATTAAGGTGCAGCAGGCTGCTATTTGGGAGATGATGCCTAGAGAGTTCCGCAGGAAAACCAAGAGTATCGATGGTTACGTGAACTACAGTATGCAGAACGGATTCACGGGCAGTTCTTTTATCTTCCCTGACACCAGAACTAGGGTGGACTTCAAGACATATACGCAGTTCAGTAATAACCAAACGATCCTAGAAGGTTTTGAGTTCGGTTTCCGTAACCCTACAGGAACAAATATAGGAGCCTGGCTGGACGAATACTTGGGGGATGCTGCTTTGGTAAACACCCTACGCTTCCGTCTTGCGACCAGAGATAGTAAGATGCTGCTGGGGTTTACGCCGATTGATGGGTACACGCCCTTTGTTGCGGAGTACCTCAAGGGAGCCGAGACGCTGGAAACTAAGTCCGCGTCCTTGCTGGATGGCGAACAGGTTCCAGTAATTCAATACAGCCCTGAGCGAGATGCTGGTGTTGTTTACCTGCACTCCGACGAGAACCCCTTTGGCGGTTATGACCGCATAGCCAAGGACCTAAAGAACGCTAGCCGTGATACGATCATGGTCCGTGCCTACGGACTGCCTACTC